AAAGTGAAACAATCAGAACTATTAACGATGAAATTGATGCAACAAGAGCAGTAAGAGGGCAGTTTCAAACAACAGAAGTGGAAGGTCAAACAGTTGGCGAAGAAGAAGCGGAAAGTTAGACGAGTACCCAAAGATAAAGAAACCAAGATACCTAAAAAATATCTTGCTGGTTTAAAGGGTGCAAAACGAAGGGCTAGGGCTAGTTTAATTAAACAGGTGAGTGCTTTATATCGTGCTGGTTTAAGAATACCTAGAGCCTTATTACAGCGAAGGAACAGGTCATAATGGCAGTAAGAAGAAAACCTTTATCAGCAAAAGTAGTTGCAACATTAAAGGCAAAAGCAAAAAAATCTAAATTATTTAATTTAACCGATTTAAAAAGAAGTTATAGAAAAGGGCAAGGTGCTTTTTTAAGTGCTGGAAGCAGACCTAGAATTCCTATGTCGGCTTGGGCTATGGCAAGGGTAAACAAACTAATTAAACTGGGTAGAAGGGCAACATTTGATAAAGAGATTATTCGTTCTGCTACCAAAAGGAAAAAGAAATAAGTTTGGTTAAACTTTGTATTAGGTGCAAGGTTGCTTTGAAGGAAGTGATTAAAAAGGTTTGGAAATGTCCAATCTGTAAAACAATTATTAACGATAGGTTAAAAAATGGCGAAGTATCGGGGCAAGGAAGTCAAACTAAATAAACCTTTTAGATTGTCAGCAGATGAATCTAAAAATAAAAAGTTTGGTGTTTATGTCAGAAATAAGGCAACAGGCAAGATTAAGAAAGTTACTTATGGTGCAAGGGGTATGTCGATTAAAAAGAATATACCAGCAAGGCAGAAATCTTTTTTGGCTAGAATGGGCGGAGTTTTAAAAAAGGTTAAAGGTCAAAAGTCTTTATCCCCCGCATTTTGGTCTATAAGGGCATGGAAAAAAAGTTCCACATTATAATTCATGTCAAAAATTTTAGAAAAACTAGCAGACCAGCATGAAGAAAGAATAATCAATGTTTTATATAAACTTGAAGAAGATGTTGTCAAAGAAGTTACAAGAGCAACAAAAGGGCAACTGGTTTCACAAAGATTAGCTATTCAATTACGACCAGCTATAAAAAAACTAATTGATGAAAGTTTTTTAGATGAAGCAGACACAATTATAAATCGAGAATACAACAAAATAGCAAAAGAAGTTTTAGATAGATTTGGTGAAATGCCAATCCCAAGTAAATTCAAAAGCCTTACAGAAGTTGACCTTAGAACTATAAATGCCCTTAAATATCAATCATTTAGCGGATTTGAGGACATTGCAGAAAGATTTCTCAAAGTAATTAATGATGAAGTTTATCAAAGTACAATAGCTGGTAGACCTTTTGAAGATATGGTCAGCAATATTAGGTCACATATTAATGGGGTTTATAAATCGTCAAATAGTGCAGAAATAAATGAACTGGTAGATTTTATAAATGAAAACAAATTTGATAATGCAAAGAAAGCACAGGTAGAAGAAGCGGTCAGAAAGTTACACACACAATATGCAAGTGATAGGGCTGGAAACAATTTAAGAAGGTATGCAAGTCAGATAGCCCATGATTCTGTAATGCAGTTTCACGGACAATTCACAGTTGCAAAAGCAAAAGAAGCTGGGCTTACTCATTTTACCTACACAGGCACTTTAGTTCGAGATAGTAGAGAATTTTGTGTTGGTATGCTTAACAGGACACTCACAGAAGAACAAATACGAGAAATGTGGAACAGAAGGTCTTGGCAAGGTAAATCAACTGGTGACCCTTTTATTGTAAGGGGTGGTTATAGATGCAGACATACTTGGCTACCAACAGACCCAGCATGGGGCGAAGAAGCAGATGAAGTACCCGAAGAAACACCAGTACAACCGACAACACCCCCGCCAGTTGTTGACGAAACAGACATATTTCAACCTATCAATCGTGAAGGTGTTACAGAACAAACAATTAAAATAGTTTCTGCAAATGAAGCTACAAAAAGACTAAATAAAATATTTAATGATGCTAGTAAAGATGATAGGTATTTAAATAAAAATAAAGTTCATTATTCAAGACAAAAAGTTTCAGACTTTGGAACTATAGCGGGTTCAAAATTAGATGACGATAGTTTATCTATGATATTGGCTTTGATGCCCGAAGCAGAACAATTATGTAAAAAATTTAATGTGCCTATGATAAGAGGAATTAGAGGTTCAAAAAATGAGCGTTCTTTTTTAGCTAATATGGGCGATGGAACAATGGGTATACAAGTTCAATTTGCAAAAAGAACTTCTAAAAATATTGGAAGCAAATCTGTAAGGGAAGCTAGAAGCAAAAAAATTGAACAACAACTAGATAAACTTTTAGATGAAGAAGTAGTTTTAGTAAAGCAATTAGAAAAAATTTATAAAGAAGTTGGGGCTGAAACCTATTATGAATTTAGAAGAAGCACAGGCATAACTTTAGTTCAACTAAGAGCAGTACAACAATTATTGAAAAAGAAAACTAAAGTTAAAGACAAATATAATGAACTTAATAAATTATCAACTACATCACTACATACCGAAAAATCTAATTGGAAAAGAGGTGATAATTTAAAAGATAGACCTTTTTCAGCTAAAGCATTTGAAGATAATAATTTAGACCAGTTTAGAGCCACATTTTACCATGAAATAGGACATCATGTTCATCAGCAATACAAAATTAAAGATATTAGGGTAAGCCCCGCTAGTGGGCTTGAACCCGAATGGACACAAGTTGAAAGACCATTAGAAAAAAGACTAAATAAAGTTAAAAACATTAAAGAACACAGCCCATCGGGTTATGGAACAACTAATACTAAAGAATGGTTTGTTGAAAACTTTTCACTTTATTATAGGGGCAAAGAAGATTTAGTAGCCCCCGAATTTTTGAAATTACTACAGGAAATAAAAGATGACAAAATCCCTTGAAAAAATAATAGAAATTTTACAAGAAAAAGGCGAAAATCTTTCTAAAGAAGATATTGCACAAATTAGAGAATTGTATGTGGATTTAAGTTTGAAAGAGAATACAATCATCAATGATATCGAAGAAATAATATCACAAATTGAAATAACACCGAAAGAAGATGTAAAGATTTGAAAAAATTCAATAAATTTGATATAAATAGTAAAATGGAGGACATAAATGTCAGAAGAAAATAAAGTAGAACAAACAGAAGAACAGGAACAGGTTACACAGCCCGAAGTTACTGAAGAAAAGCCAAAAGAAAGAATGTTTACAGAAGCAGAAATGCAAGAGATTGTCACGAACAGAATGGCTAGAGATAGAAGTGCCTTGAATAAAAGGTTAGGTGTAAAAGATTTTGAAGAAGCTGTGTTAGCTGTTAAGCAACAAAAAGAAGCCGAAGAAAAACAAAAAATTCAAAAAGGCGAGTTTGAAGAAATCATAAAAAACAAAACTCAAGAGTTTAACAGGGAAAAAGAAGAATTACAAAACCAATTAAGAGATATAAAGATTAATAAAGCATTGTTATCGTCTGCTTCAAAAGGCAGAGCAATAAACCCCGACCAAGTGGTTTCACTTTTACAAAACCAAATCAAATTAAATGAAAGTGGAAATGTTGAAATACTTGATTCAAAAGGTTTACCAAGATATAACAATAATGGGGAACTCTTTACAACTGATGAACTGGTTCAAGAGTTTTTGACACAGAACCCGCACTTTGTATCTGCAACCCCTAGCGGTAGTGGCACAAGGTCAAATGTGGACAGACAAGAACTCAAATCGTCTTTTAAACTTGAGGATTTAGATTTTAGTAACAAAGAGCATAGAGATATGTATCGCAAATATAAAGCGGAAAGAGATTCTAAGCCTAGAGTTATTAATATGAACAAATAATATAGCTATTTTTTTTAAGGAGTAATATATGGCTAATGAAACAACCAGTTCAACCATTTCGGAGTTGTATACCGAGATAGTTGCAGAAGCATTGTTCATTGCTAATGAGCAATCAATTATGAGAAACCTTGTTAGAAACTACACTATTGCGGGTGGTGGTAAATCAGTTGAAGTTCCAATATATTCAGCAGTATCAGCGTCAGCAGTTAATGAAGCTACTGATTTAAGTAATACAGCAGTAAATCCAACATCAGTTACTATAACAGCTTCAGAGGTTGGTATTATGACAACATTAACAGACCTTGCAAGAAATTCAGCTTCAAGAAATGTAGCTGGAGATATTGGAAGATTATTTGGCGAAGCTATTGCGAAAAAGATAGATGGTGATTTATCAGCATTATTTAGTGGCTTTTCTACAGAAAAAGCGGGTGGTGCTGGTCAAGAACTTACTGTTCAAGACTTATTTGAAGCAAGTGCAGAACTTAGAACAAATAATGCCCCAGCCCCTTACTATGGTGTATTTCACCCGAAGCAGATTTTTAATGTTAAGAAATCTTTAACAAATACATTTGCTGGTTTAAATACAGAATTATCAAACGAAGCTATGAGAAATGGTTTAGTTGGTCAGATTGCTGGTATTCAAATTTTTGAATCAAGTAATATTTCTGTTGATGGTTCAGACGATAGTATTGGTGGAGTATTTTCCCAAGATGCTTTAGCTTTGGCAATGATGCAAGACCTAAAGATTGAAAGTCAAAGAGATGCTTCATTAAGAGCAGACGAAATCGTTGCAACAGCGGTTTATGGTGTCGGTGAATTACACGATACATATGGTGTTAAATTAACAGCAGACTCAGTTGCAAGTTAAAACTTATGGGGTGGTTTTTCCACCCCTTTTCATTAAGGGATAGATTATGGATAAGGTAAAACTTACAAAAGACGATAGAGTTATCGAAAGACCTAAAGTAGATTACGAAAACAATATTGATATATGGACAAGAAGGGGTTGGAAGCTAGACGAAGGCAAACCAAAAGCCCCGCCAAAAGACCAAACTATTATCGAGGAAAAACCAACCCCAAAACCAGCTAAAAAGGATAAGTAATGTCCTCAACAGTTTTTAGTGTGCAAAATACACATCTGCAAAAGATACAGCCCGATATTTTAGAATTTGGGATTACAACTTTTGTTGACCAAATACAATTTGCTGAAAATGATGTTATAAGACGAATTAGGGAAGAATGGTGGGAAAGATACAGGCACACAGTTCGTTACAAGGATATTACTAAAGTAACATCTGTTGAAATGGAAAATAGTAAACTTACACCAGCACAATTTGAATTGGCAGTTGTTTATTTGGCATTATGGAAATATGTTTATCCTCAACTAACGAAATGGCGTGACCCCGACACAGGCGAGGGAAAAGACACATTTCAAGTTCAGATTGACTTTTATCGGGATAGATATGATGAAGAATTTAATGCTATTCTGCGAGATGGTGTCGAATACGATGAAGATGGTGGTGGAAC